ACATGAACTCAGGGCCACCCACGTAGGTCGTAGGCGTCCGGTTCGTGACCGCGCTCGTGTTGCCAAGATTGTCGATGGTCATGCGCTGCAGCCCGGTGCCGTAGCCCATGTGCGTGTAGGTGAAATTGTTCTGCGCCTGCAGGTGAAACTGGCGCACGACCCCTTCAACGTAATTGCTGATCTGCTTGTAGCCGCCGATCTTACGCGGCAGCCCGCGCTGAAACCGGCACCACTGCCCGTCGACGTAGAAGTTCCCTTCGAACTTCGTGCCGTCGCGCTTGATGCCGGCCTCTGATCTGACGTTGACGGGTACGAGCATTAAAAGGAGCCGCCATCGACCGTCCCCGACGGCGCAGGTCCCAACGCGGCCCAAACGTTACTGGTCGCAGCTGCGGTAAACACGGAGATGCCCAAAGATGTGCCGCCTAGATTTACCAAGGCTCCGTTTGCGGTCGTGGATCCGGTGCCACCCTGAGCAACTGTCAGAGGCACACCAATGCCGCCCGTGTCAGCGGAAACAACGTTGGTCCCATCGCAGTATAGGATTTGCCGCGCGCCCTGCGTAATTGAAACACCGGTACCAGCCGCGGTTTTCACCGTGAGGGTGTAGGCGCCAGTCGTGTTGTTTGCGACCCAGTACTGCTGCACCGTGGCAGGCACGATGATCTGCATGTTCGCGGTTAGGACGCCGCTGAACTGATAAGCAATGCGGTTCAGTTCGGCGCCAGACAGCGTGTATGGACTCGCCTGCCCAGTCAGGCTGATAGAGATATAGTCGAATGTGAAATCAGCCGGCTGACCGAGCCCGAGGGTGTAGAATTCCGTGCCATCGCAGACGAAGAACGCGCTGCTGCCCGGGTTCATAATCAAAGACGCGCTATTGTCGATGGTTTCACCGCCGGGCCCTTGAACGGTGACGGCGCCATTGCCTCCGTTACGGATCTGACAGAACCAGTCGTTGCCAACGCCGCCCGCAGCAGGCAACGTCAGCGTACCAGCACCGGCCGTCCAGAGAAACATCTTGGAGCGGTCGCTGCTGCCAATAGTGAAGTTAGCATTTAGCGGGTCAACCGCGATGGCCTGATTCAATGTCGGGCCAATTGCCTTGATGCCCAATCCGGCAAGGGAAGCGGCATTGACGGCGGATGAACCAACGCCATAAGCCAGAGCGCGCCATGTGCCATTTACCGTGGCATTGCCGGTCAGATACAGCTGCCAGCTTTGTCCAGCCGCAACAGACGCAAGCGTGTTGCCGCTATTGTCAGCAACGGTAAACGTGAAAGATCCCGGGTTGAAAAACAAAACCGTCTCGCCAACCGAAGCCTGAGAGGCGTTCGGCATGCGGATCGTAAAGCCCCCAGCAGACGGCGTGACGTCCATGATAGAGGCGACGACATCAGTGTTAGTGGCGACTTCGGTCGGCCACGTCAGGGTCACGTTTGCGGTGAGGGCAACGGCGCGATAGCTGACGTTCGCAGCGTAAATGTTTGTACCGCCAAAGGTCGATGTGAAACTGGGCACCTTTAATCCTCCCTGCGGATGATGCCACGATCAGCAATCTGGCGGATATCTTCGCCGTTCAGCGCGGCGACGGATCTGTCGTAGAATCCTTGCCAGATCGGGATGATCTCTTCGTTCTTGAGGAACGGGGCGGCCTCCATAAGCGAGGCGTAGAGCAAGGCGTTTGGCGCGTATTCCGTGAACCAGTTCGTTTGAACGTCGTCACCGAGAAGCGGCGGCAGTTCATAATAGATCAGTTCGTAAGGGAACGGCGCGCTCGGCGTGGGCGCGAAGAACCAGTGCGAATAATCATAATCAGCATAAAACCTCGGCGTCCCGGTCAGCGTCTGGTTCGGCCAGTACTGACGCATATACTCATACGCGCGCGGGAAGACTTCCTGCGTGGTGTTGTAGCCGGTGCCTGTGCCGACCCGAATGCTGACGGTTTCACGCCAGCGGTCGGGCTTGGGGTAGGTAGGCTCTCCCACAGTCATGGTCGATGAGACGACGGTGACGGTACCTTGGATCTTCAGTTCCCGGGCGAGGCGGCGCTCAGCGAGGCCGATTAGACTGGGAAGCTGGAGGTAGACCGAAGGATCCGTCGCAAGCGTTGCCCCGCGCTCCAGATAATTCCGGAGGTCGTTCAGCAAGCTGGTATAGGTCATCGCCGTGGCCATAGCGAAACCCTACATCAATTCAGCGACTGCTGCAATTAAGGCTGCAACGGCTGCGAACGCAATCACACCCTTGTTTTTCACGTTCGTCAGCTTCTCCATCAGCGAGCGCTGAGGCGGGTGGGGGTCGCCGATCACACCCTTGGTGACCTTGTTGACGACGGCCTTCTCGGCCTCTTTCTTGGCAGCGTTGAGCGCCAGTTTCTTCAGGTCCATGATAATCTCCTTACTTAGATTTGCTTTCGATGACGCCAACGCGCACCTTCAAGTCGTTGATCTCGCCCGTCAGATGCTCACGTAACTCCGCTCTAGCCTTAGCTGAATGCGGACTGTCCGTAGGTACACCGTCTGGCGTGACGAGAACAGGCATAGAAGCTTCAATCTTGGTCAGTCGCGTCTCGAACGTGTTCACCTGCCCCAGCAGCCACGCAATGCAGGCGATCAAAATGGGCACTGCGCCCTTCAGGACGTCGCCCCAGTTGACGTTCACGGCAGCCACCCGGCGAACTTCTTCGTCTTCGCCTCGCGGTCGTCGAGACCGTGCGTGCCGCCGTTGATGCGCTTGGTTAGAGCGAGGATGGCGGCGTCGTTGATGCCTTGGTCGCAGATGGACCAGAGCTTATTCTTGTCGAAGAACCAAAGGGCGCTTTCGAAGCAAAGTTCAGTGGCCACAAGGTTCGGATTATCCACCACATCCGGGCGGTCGATGTAGTCCGCAAACGCGCGGTAGTTCGACTTGCCCGTAAGCTGTAGCGCGCCGCGACCGCGGTATTTCCAGCCGTCGCCGGATGCCTCGACGCTGTTGCCCATGCGGCTGGCATAGACGCGGTTGGCGATCTTCTGCGGCTGGCGCTCATACGCCTTGGCCATAGCTTCCGTGGGGAAGTACTTGCCGAAGATGCCGCGCAGGCCCTTTGCGCCGTAGTTCAGGTTCTCACTGAAGGCCGTGAAGTTTCCCGACTCGTGCGCCGTCTGAGCGAAAAAATGCGCCGCGCGGTTTTTGTTCAGCTTGTAGTAGGCGGCGGCGGCCTTAAACGTGCCCGGACCGAATACGCCATCAGCCGTGACGCCGAGCTTCTGCTGGAGAGTTACAAGGCTCATTTCTTGTTCCACAGATCAAAGAGCGCCTTGACCTTCTCCTCAACCACGGCGACGCGCACGTCCATCTTGGCGAGGATAATCACCAGCGAAATGAATGCCAGAACAATAGGCCAAAGCTGGCCGATCAGTTCAACGGTAGAAAGATTGCCAGCCATTACGCCCTCGGATTACGCCAGTCCGGGAAGTCGTCCTCGTCGACCACGCCGTCGCCATTGGCGTCATAGCGCAGGTCGTTGCGATACTTCTCCCACGGGGCCATGTCATCGTCTTCGTCGGCCTCAGGCTCCGGCGCAGCAGCCATAGGCTCAGGCTCAGGCGCCGGCAGGGGCTCAGGTTCGACCGGAGTCGGCTCCGCTGGCTTTGCGTCACGCGCATTGGCGTTAAGGCTCAGGCCACCCAGCAGGCCGACGAACGCACCGACGATGGTGTTGAACGCGGGTCCGATGATCTCGAACACCTTTTCGCTGCTCACGATCTCATCCGACACGAACATGCCAGCGACCATAGCGATAACGACGACGAGGATGACCGCCGAAAGCGTCATGACCGCCGTGCGGATCGTAAACTCAATCGTATCCTCAATGCCTTCGCGGCTGCTTTCAAAGCGATCCCAGAAGCTCACAGGGCTCCCCTTCAGTTAGGTTGTCGGTCAGCCACCTGCTGCAAACGATCTTCAATCCGCCGCAGGTGAGTGAGCATTTCATCAAAGCGCCGGTCGATCAACTGGAAGCGCTCGTCACCGAACTGCAAACGAGACTCCAGCTTTGTAAGCCGGCTGTTCAACGTCGTCCATACACCGATCAAGCCACCCAGAAATGTCAGAGCGGTTACGATTGCATTAATATCAATCTGCATCACCGGAGATACCGCAGTTTATAGATGGCGTCGAGGTAGACCCCCGTCACGTTGTCGATCCGGTTTGCAACGGCGCGGTTGCCTTTGCAGATCTCTTCGTGATGCTCCTCAATCCACTTGGCGTCAGCCTTGAAGATTTTCAGGCAGTCACCCTTGGTGTCCTCTGGGGCGGGAATGGCCCCGATCAGATCATACGCACCCTGATACGCCTCGACGAGCGGGTCGATAGCTTCGATCAGTTCATGGTAGAACTTACCCAGAGCCTTATGCTTGGCATAGCTGCCCTCATCCTTGGCACGCCAGTGCTCGAAGTGCGCCAGATTGCGTGCGTAAAACACGCGAGAGATAAGCTCCTCAATCATCAGGCAATCCGCATGGCGGGGCAGATGATGGCTGGGATTGCGGGCGCGATGGCGCCGGCTGCGATAAAATCAATCGTTACGTCAACATCTTCCGGGAGCCACATAATTTCAATGTATTGACCAGCCGTGACAGTGTCAAAAAAGCTCAGGCTGAAGACGGTGGCGCCGCCGTCAGCGGCTTTTGGAACGTTCACAATTGTGGCCGAGTTCGCAATATTGGTACCATTTTTGCGGAACCAGACGGTTGCATCGTGATCGGCAGAATCGGTGTTTTTAAACTGAATCGATGGCGAAAGCATGTACGTGCCAGCGACAGCAAACGTAATCTGCGTGCTGGCAACGACGCTGATGCCCGTACCGGTTAGGTCAGTATCAAACGTCACGGCGGTTGCCGCTGCTACGTTGCCCGTCTGATCCGTTAGGCTCGAAGGCTGGGCAAAGGCGCGGCCCGCCAGATCGGCGAATGGCACTGTCGCCGCTGCTGTAAACGCGGAGGTGCCGTTGCCCTTGACGTAGCCCGTCAGAGTTGCCGCGCCCGTACCGCCAGTGGCGACCGTGCGGACGTTCGTTGCCGACGCCGCTATGTCAGAGGCGGCTACCTTGCGGCTGGCGGCGCTCTGAACGATTTCAAGTAGCTCAGTCCCCGCTAGGGGCAGCGACGCTGCGGTAAGATCCGTGATTTTTACGTTAGCCAAGACAGCCTCCCGCTGCGTGAAACTGATAGGCGATCACTATCACAGATTCTAACGACGTGTCACGGCCCTATAACTGCGGTGTCGGTGTCGCTATAAAAGATCATGCGCCCATTGCAGGCCATGTTCCAGTCGGGGCCGCTCTGCTCTGACCAGCACGGCACGAGGATGCGGACGTGGCGCGCGAGGTGCTCGTTGCCATCCTCAAAGACGCGCCAGACATGCTCCGGCGACCCGCGACCCGGCTGCCCTGCGGACTTGTTGAAACGGATGAGGTAGTGGCTCATTCCGGCGGCGGATTGGGCAGCTTGAAATTATCCGGGAAGGACGATGATGCGTGGACGCGGCGAAGCTCCCGCCGGTAAGCGATCCACTCTGCACGTTTTCCTGCCGTGATTGGCTCATCAGGCAGCACACGGTAGTCACACTCACGTAGCCGATCCCACGCCTCTTGGCGGATCAGGTCTTCGCGGCTGGCAGGTTCTGGCGGCGGGGGCTCATCGCCAACGTAGAACCAGCCGGTGTCAGCGTGTTCAGGGCCGATCCACGCGAGGTCGCCCACCTTGTCCTCGAAGTTAGCAAGACCGAATACTGGCCCCCAGTTCTCAGGAAGCGTCTGCGGCTCGCTTAGACTTTCGTTGCTGCTTAGGCGCTTCAACTGCCACAGTTTCGCCACCGCTGTTCTCCATCATGGGCATACCGGGCTGCTGCTCCGGGTGGGGTAAATTAGCGCCGACAAGCATATGCGGTGCCATGTCATTGACGTGCGGTGGATGACCTACGCCGGGTAATGGCTGGACGCCACGATAGTGAGCGAGTTCAGCCTCCGTGTACTTCCAATCGCGCCACGCAGCAAAGTCGCGGCGAGGGGTCAACTGAAGATGGCAGCCGACGTTAGCGGCAAGCTGGTGGATAAGCTCGATAACCTCCACTGGTTGCATAATAGCGAAGGTAAACGAGCCATCACCCCGACGCATGGTAAGTTCCGTCGTACCGCCAAATGCCGTGCCCACAGTAACGCTGCGGGCGCGCGTCTGCGCCTCCTCAAAGTGCTGCTGCTGGAGTTTGCGCTTGTTCACTGCGGGTTCCACGAAATGTTGACTTGGCCGCCGGAGGCAACGGTAACAGGGTAGCCCGTCCCGCCGACCACTGGCACAGCGTTAAAAGTGGTCGGGTTTGCCGCCGCGCCTGCGTTGCCTGCATTGCCGGGGTTGCCAGCGCCACCGCGACCGCCTCCGCCACCACCGGCACCCGCCCGGCAGCCAGTAGTTGTAGGTTCATTAGGTCTTGCGGCACCTGAACCACCTCCACCACCAGCCCTCGCAGTGTTTGCCGAAGAGCCCGGATTGCCGTTTGGGCCTGTAGCGTTGCCGTTACCCGAGCCCCCCGGGCCGCCGCCGCAATTACCGCCGGCCCCCCCGGTAGGACTGCAATAGGAACTGCCTCCGGCGCCACTATTTACAGTGCCCGCTCCGCCGCCGCCACCACCACCCGCGCAGGATCCAAAACCACCCGTGCCACCGCCCGGCGAGCCCGCGATTCCACCGCACGCTGAGTTAACACTATTCAAACACGGACATGGATTAAATTTAACGGTAATGCCCTGACCCCCAGTGAAGGCACCGTTTCCAGCGCCGCCTCCAGAACCTCCGTTTCCCCCGTTTCCAACCGCGCCACCTGCAAAATTATACCCCAAAGCGGAAGACGCCGTAGCCGTCCCCGTACTGCCAGAAGAACCCGGATTCCCAGTGTTACCGCTTCCCGAATTACCGGCTCCTCCCAACCCTCTTGGACCGCCGCTTCTAGAATTAAAAGCGTAGTTACAGCCCGGTTTCCATACATAGAGTAATGAACAGCCGCCGGGACCACCGCCACCCCCGTTCCCAGAGTTACCTGAACTCCCTGCGTTTCCGGGATTACCCGCACTGCCATACCCGACCGCAGTCACAGACGAAATACCCGGAGGCGCAGACCATGTTCCCGACGTATTGAATGTTTGGCTACCGCCGGGTGTCAGTGACACGCCGCCAAACAGTGTTACTTTCGTTGTACCAGTCGGCATAGCAACCTCACTCGTAGTAGAACCAGCCCGTTACGATATACTTGCTCTGGTTACCCAGAACCGTGTTGCCTCGATGGGCGTGCGTAAACGCTGCCGGCCATAGTAGCATAGTGTTGGCCTGCGGGACAATCCGACAGCGTTGGTACAGAAACTCCGTTTCGCCGCCCTCACCGTCGCCAAGGCCGTTAAGGTAGAGCATATACACCAACACGCGGTCGGCGTGCTCACCGTTACCCTGCTCGCCATGCCAGACGTGGTAGCCGCCTCCGGGATCGGTGCGCTGTATCTTCATGTGCGTGCCGTGGATACGCCCCTGCTTTAGTACAGAAAACTGAGAGGCATAATCTTCGTAACAGTGTTGTAAACCCTTGAAAAACATATCAACTGCCGACTTGTCTTCAAATGGCGCGACCGTATGGACGCCTATATTCAAGCCAAGCTGCATGTCGTCTTTAGCGTGGCGCGCGGCACCTTCGCTGTTCTGGCGATTGCACCCAGCACCACTCTGCGTCAGGCGCTCAAACTCGTTGATAAGATGCTGGCAATACCCGTCCGGGTACACACCGTGATACATCTTGATGAAGTCTTCTTGGTTGCTCATCTGAATGGTGGTCCTGAAATCCATGCCACAAGAGACTGACGTGTCCCTTGCGTGACGGGTGTGACTTGATGGAGAGTGTACGCCGGAAACACAGCTATGAGCCCCCGCTGTTTGCGCACATTGATAGGCTCGCCGCTTGTCATAACCTGAAGATTGCCACCCTCATACTGCGCTGGGTCAGTCAACTGAAGCACAAGGCTAAGCTTGCGGCTAGGCGACAGCTTCCCGCCGTGGTCCTGATGCCAGCCGTACATGCCATGCTCAGACTGATTGTAGTTGGTTAGCTGCAACGGCTCTCCGAAGCCCGTCAGATCGAAGCGATAGTATTCCGCGTTCAACGAGGATGCAGCGTGCGCCAGCTTCTCGAACACCCACGCCGTCTCTGGTGTCTTGTTAAGCCACGAAATCTGTGAACGGCGAATGTTGTTAAGCGTATCTTGGTCCGGGTTACCGCCCACCTGCGCCTGCTGATTGGCATTCTTTGCTTGCTCTTGCAGCCAGTTTAATTCCTGCTCCGTAAACGCGCCTTCCCACCAGACGAACGGTGCAACAGGCATAGAGTAAGGTGTCAGCAGGTGCTGCATGGACGGTCTCGATGGGCTATGATGAAATGCAGGCTGCGTGTCGGCGTCTCGGCGCTCCCGCTGACAAGCTGATGCTGCATCCATGAGTTTGCGAAGAGGACAGTCCCCGGTTGGACGTTGTTGAAGTGGATGCTGCTCGTAGCGTTCGTCACTTCGTCGCTGGGCGCAAAGTCTAACTCGATCATCGCCTTGTTCATCCGGGTGTCGTGGTACACCGGATATGCGCCGCTTTGGGGTGTATCGACAAACATCCATCCGCAGACCTGACTGTTCTTGTGGACGTGAACATTGGTGCCGCTCCCGCTGCCGGTTTCCTGCACCCACAGTCCAGCGAGGTAGAAGTCGTAACGCTCGACCGCGTAGCCTTGGTCACGCAGTAGCTCGACCCCGGATAACAGGAGGTAATCCGCAATGCGCCGGAACGCGGGATCGCGCCCGACATCGCCGGTCTGGCACATCGGATGATCTGGGCGGCGGACACTATCTAGATGCTGAAGGCAGGCGGGCCCTACTTCTTCAACAAGGTCAGGCCGCTCATCCCGGTAGACGATAGCCGGGAAATAAGCGAAACCCTGCATTACGCACCTAGTTGCGCGGCAAGCTCATTAGCAAACGCGACAATGGCGGCGGCGGTGACCCCTGCCTCATCAACGGGCTTATTGCGGGCGTTCTCGACAAGGGTTTCCTTCGCCATGCGAAGCAGTTCCAGCTTGGCGCGGCGGCTTTCCATGTCCTTTTCGTGATCGCGGCGAGCGGCTTCAGTTGCCTGCTGCGCGTCGAGTTGTGCCTGCATATCGAAGGTCGTTGCCACAGTTTTGCTCCCTACTAAGCCAGCAAGTTCTTCATGGAGATGTTGCCGTAATACGTCGTGCCATTATCTGGGGTAAAGAACACCCAGATGTCAACCGCATTTGCAGTAGTCGTGCGCGACAGCGTGGACGCTCCGCCGGGGAAGCGGAAGTTACCCCCGGCCCAAGCCACGGTGCGCCCAGCCGTTGCATCGTTCGTCAGGACAAGCGTGAACGACGAGCCACGGCTGGAATTGGCGTTTGAGTTTGCCAGTGTAAAGGTACAGTTTCCTGTGAGTGTGGCGGTAAAAACGTTACCCTGATTAAGATTGATTGTGATGGCCGTACTGGTGTTACCCAGCGCAACGACTTCGTCTGAGTAAACTGCTTCAAGATACCCGGCGCTGGTGAGACGGGCAACTTCCGCTCCGTTGGTGCTGAACGCGAGGGTGTCGGCAGCCGGCGACCACAGACCGGTATTGAGGTCGCCTGTGAACGTGTAGGACGGCGTGCCAACCGCGCCGAGGGCGTTTGCCACGCTGGTGGCGCTGGCAGCGCCGAGGGTTGGCGTAACAAGAGTAGGTGACGTAGCGCGAACAACGTCGCCCGTTCCGGTCACGGCGGCAAAAGATATTGTTCCAGAACCGTTCGTCGTCAGCAATTGACCGCTGGTGCCGTCCGCAGTTGGATAGACCAAGCCAGCCGGGTTGTTCATGATCCGCGTGACGGTGCCGCTCGCGTTCTCCGCAAACAGCGCCACGTCAGCCGTGTTGATCGCCAATTCGCCCGCCGCGAGGTTGGCGGCAAGCGGCACCGCGCTCGCAGTGGACGTGCGATACAGTTGGATCGGCGTGAAACCAGTAGCCGCCATTAGAAGGTTCCTCCGTCAATACCACCGAACGCAGGCGCTGATGCCCCGTTAGATACCAGAACTTGACCGGCAGTGCCAGCACTCGTGAAATTGTAAGCCGTACCCGTGCCGAAGGCAACGCCCCCGGCAGTCGGGGCAGCAGTGCCGTTCGTGCCGCCATTGGCAATGGCCAGCGTGCCGGCCATCGTGATCGTGCCCGCAGCCGTCACCGGGCCGCCGCTGAACGTCAAGCCCGTCGTCCCGCCGCTGACATCCACCGACGTGACCGTGCCGCCGCCCGAGGCTGATATGGTAAAGCTGGGGTATGTGCCGCTAATTGAAATACCGCTGCCCGGGGTCAGCACAACGGTCTGATCGGGTGCGCTGTTCGTCACCGTCACGGTGCCGTCGCCGCCTGTCACGCTGATGCCGGTGCCTGCCGTCAGCGACGCCTTGGCCAGCGTGCCGTCCGTCTTGCCGATCAGCAACTGGCCGTTGGTGTAGCTCGTCTGCCCCGTGCCGCCCGAGGCGGTCGGCAGCGTGCCCGTCGTCAGGGCCGAGGTCGATGTCGCGTAGACCGCGCCGTTCGTCGTGAAGCTCGTCAGGCCCGTGCCGCCCAGCGTCGTGGCGACAGGCGATGTGAGGCTGAAGACGGTGCCGGTCAGCGTCAGGCCCGTGCCTGCGCTGTAGACCTGCGCCGAGCTAATCTGCACGAAGTTGATCGCCGTCGTGCCGAACGTGATCACGCCCTGCGTGCTGACCTCGTAGGTCTCGCCCTTGCCGGTGTCGCCGCTCGTGATAAAGAACGCGTCGCCCTCGCCCAGACCGTTGGGGTCTTTCAGCGCGTAGGTGTCGGCGTCTGCTGTGCGCGTCAGCACCCAGTTCGTGCCGCCCGGATCGGGCGTGCCGACCGTCGTCACCTCGTAGATGCCGTTCTCAAAGGCGTTGGTCTGGTTGTAGATCAGGATGCGGTCGCCGACTATCGCGGTCGGGCCGTCTGGCGCAAAGGCCGCCTTGGTGCCGTTGTTGGTCAGCGTTGCGCCCACGCCCACGCCGGGGCCGCCCGGCTGGTTGTAGGTCGCGGTAAGGTTGCCCGTGGTGCTGGGCACCTCGTACTGAACGGCGGCGTGGTACGTCAGGCCAGTCGCCACCAGACCATCGACGTACTGCTTCGTCGCCACTTGCAGGGCAACGGTCGGATTGGCCGCCACCGTCACCGACGTGAGCGACGGCGTCATGCTGTAGCTGGGGTTGCCGCCGGCGTTGACCAGCACGCCCGTGCCAGCCGCCAAGAACGTCGTCGCGCCCGCGCCGCTCTGATACGGGACAGAGCCCGCAGCGCCGCCTGCGATGTTCGTTGCGGTCGTCGCCGACGTGGCCGAGGTGGCAGTCGTCGCCGTCGTGGCAGTGACCGCGTTGGTCGCGTTGCCCACGGTCACCGTGGCCGGGTCAACGTAGGCCGGAGCCGTGCCGTTCGACGCCAGCAGGAACGTGGACGCGCCCACCGGCAGCTTGTCGAGGGTCGTTAGCGTGTTGGCGAAGAGCAGGTCGCCGACACCGTAACTGGTGATGCCCGTGCCGCCGTTGACCGCGACCAGTGCGCCAGCCAGTGTGAGCGTCCCGGCAGCAGTGATAGGACCGCCGCTAAAGGTTAAACCGGTCGTGCCGCCGCTCGCGTTGACCGAAGTCACGGTGCCCGCGCCCGCAATCGAGATCCACTCGACATCGGTGCCGCCAGCGTTCAGGACAAGCGCCCGACCAGCGTTGCCGCTGTAGCTGGGAAGCAGGTTGACGCGCGCGTCTGGTGCGGTCGTCGCGTTCGTGCCACCCTTATTTACCGGCAGAACGCCAGTGAGATCAGAGATCGGAATAGTCAGAACTGAAGTGTACGGACTGCCGCCATTTCCCACGATATAGCCGCTGAGAGAGGCAGCCGCCCCTGTACCGCCCTGAGCCGTCGAAAGCGGCGTCGTCAGCCCGGAGAGCGAAGTAATGTCGCTGTTGGCGCCAGACTGAGCGGCGCCCAAGGCTACGCGCGCAGTCCCGGCAGACGTCGCGCCGGTGCCGCCATTGGCGATTGCCAGTGTGCCCGACATCGTAATCGTGCCGGAGCTCGTAATCGGGCCGCCGCTGAATACGAGACCGGTGATGCCCCCGCTGACATCGACCGAAGTGACGCTACCAGCGCCGGTCGCCGAAATAGAAATCGCACCGGGGGTGTTCGTAATTGTAACACCAGCGCCGGCAGTCAGGGTCGAAAGCGAGTAATCCGTGCCGGTGCCAATAAGCAGCTGTCCGACGCCCGGAGCAGACCCAAGCCCGGTGCCGCCATTTGCAATCGTAATTGCGCCAGAGAGCGCGGTGACGGCAACGTTGCCGCCCGTGATTGACACGGCATTGGAATTCTGCAGCGCCATCGAGCCGAAGCCGAAGGTGCTGGTAGTCAGCTGACTCAGTGCAATGCGATAGTTTTCGTTACCAAAGACAGCCGGGAATTCAACGTTGCCAGTGACGGCACCGACCCACGGCTCCATCTGAGAGATTTTAATGTCAGACACTCAACTCTCCTGCACGATGGGGTCGTCGTCTTGAGTGACAATGCGCTGAATGCCGTTTTCGTCAAGGACGTAAGAAGTGGGATTAAAATCCGGGCGCGGGTTGCGAACCGGCACGGGATCCGGACGCAGAAGCAAGCGGCTGTAGTAGGGCTGAGGAACGTCGTCGCAGGAGGCGCAGACGTAGAGCTTCAGCCCGACCGGTGTCGAGCCGCCGCGATAGTCCTTCTTCTCCCGAAGGTGGCTGTGCTGCACGAGGAAGCCGCAGCCATCGCAGATTGCAATGGCCCTTGGGTTTTGTGCGTCAAATTCAGGAGCCGTCCTGCGCTTGCGCCCGCGTCCGAATGCGTACTGCATCAGTAGCCTCCGGTGGGATCGATGGTGATGCGGAGAGGCACGCGCTCACGGTCTTCAGCAGCTGCGCGATCATAGGCGCCATCGGCGAGGCCCTGAAGGAACTGCAGGCGGTCAGGGGCGAACTTGACGGACAGTTTCGCAGCCAGCCCCGCGGCAATGGCTTCCATCCAGCGGTTCGGAGCGTCCATGCTATCCGTGAATGCGCCTGCGTCTTCTTGCACCTTCATGCGGTGATAGAACAGCGTTACGCCGACATCGCGCGGTGCCTGCCAGATGTAGATGCGAGGCGTGATTGTGCGGTCGAAATAATACTGGAACGGACGCTCGCCAAGCTGAGCCTTGTACGGAATGGCGTCGTACTCAGCCCGACTGATCGGTGACATCATCAGATCAAGATTTTGACCGCCAGATATGGTGCGCGTGTAGACCTGCAGGAGCGATACCGTGCGGGGCTGCAGATCGTAGTAAAGCGTGCCCGGGGTCAGCACAATCGACTGCAGATCCACGGCCCACAAGTTCGGGCCGTTGTTTGCCCAGTCGGAGAACATGTAATTGTTTGAGCGACGAGCGCTGTCGATATCGTTTGAAGCCAGCGACGAAGGGTTCCGCCCCACGCGCTCGTAGGCTTCCGTGATGATATCGATCTGTTCGGTGTTCCCGAACGTGTATGTCCCCGAAGTGGTCATCGGAACCTCGCCGCCTTTTTAGCGATGGCCTTCGGCTGAGCGACAAACTGCTTACCCGCCTTTTTGCCTTCGCGCTTGGCCTTAGTCGTAGCAGCATATTCGCCCGACGTCAGCGCCTTAATCGCCGCCGCAGGGAGATAACGCTCGCCAGTCTTGCTCGACGGCTTGCCCGACTTCGTGGTCCATTTCTGATCGGTCCAGTCTTTGAGAGACTGTTGAGGCTTCCTAATCGGCATAACCGCCGCCTTTGGCTTTATATTCCTTGGCCAAAAGCTGCGCCTTGCGCGCGGACCACTGCCCCGCCTTGGTGCCGTGGGTCTCTCGGCCCTTGATGCTGTTAAACAAACGCTCGCGGAGACCGGGCTTGGTGTAGTTCCCGGCCTCGTTCACACGCGATTGTTTGCGGCCACGCATTACTCGACCTTGGCTTCCGGCTCGGCTTCGACGACCGGAGCCGGCTTGGCAGCCTTGGCAGCCTTGACCGGAGCAGGAGCGGGGGCAGGCGCCTTGAAGCCCAGCATTTCGTCCAGCTGCTCTACGGTCAGGACTTCCCACTCAGCGGCGGCCATAGCCACTTCCTGACGTTCGCCCTTGGCGTTCTGATATGCGCGAGTGATCATGTCGGCTCCTATGCGGCGTAGATTTTAATCATTTGAAGAGTAATGCTGTAAGTGTCTCCAGAGGAGGCGCCTACAGTCGTGAACACAATATCCCCGGTCTTCCCATCTCCCGCGTTGTTGCCTAGGATGGCCGTTGTGTCGAAGTTGAACGTGTACATCCCCGGAGAGACAATAAAGGCACTTACGTCAGTCGTTGCATCCCACAGGATGTTGACGGACATCCCGTTTACGGACGCCTCGATCCGCCGAATGTTAACGCCGACGCATTCCTTACCAGCGTAGTTTGCCTTGAGAGCGGAAACATCGACCTTCAGCACGGCGGTCTCGCCAGTGCCGTCGGACACGTTGTTAAACTTCATGACGGCTTGGCTGTCGCCGTCAAACAAAGTCTGCGAGTTGACTGCGTCAGCCATTATTTCATACCTTTCAAGGTCATGGCAAAGCGAGCGCGCTGACCCAGCTTGCCGGGTGCTTTTGCGGCGGCTTCGAGCTTGCCTGCAGGGATCGGCTTGCCAGCCTTCGCCCCGAGTTGTTTGCGGAGGGCGCCGGGCTTTTTGATGGCTTCGGCGATGAAGTTCTTCTTACCACGCATGTCAGCAGTTCCACGCTTTGCGGGCGAGCCGCAGCCGAGAGTTAGGATCCTTAGCAGCCTTCGGAAACATCTTCATCTGGCCAGCAGAGCGAGCGCAGTAGCTATCGCGACGCGAACCACCTTCCGGCTGCGGACGCTTCAGATTGCTCCCAGTGGCAGAGTTATAAGCCTTCCGGCCAGCCTCGTTGAGACCGCCCTTCGGGTTCTTATGCTTAGCCTTGAACTGGAAGTCTTTCTTCGCGCGCATCCCGGTCTCCATATAACTGGGGCGACCCGAAGGCCGCCCCAATCATTAGGCTTGAGTGACGCCGTAAAGGCCAGTCTGCGTGTCGTCGTCCAAGACGAAGACCCAGAGAGTCAGGCGCTTCGTACCATCAGCAGCGTCCGGAACCGAATAGGTGCCGCGAACGTCGCCAGTGGTCGTCGTAGCCGGGCTGGTCGTAACAGCCGCCACGAACGTGCCGGTCGTCACAAACGCGCCGTCCCAAGCGGTCAGCACGTAGTTACGGCTGTTGGCACGGATCGGAAGACCAAATACATCACCAGTGCCAACGAAGAAATCGGTGGCAGCAGCGGATGCCGCGATGCTGGTAATCGTCTTAAAAGCCTTCTTACCAGCAACAGCAGTCGTGCCGTTCAGGGTGATCGCTTCCGACATCGGAATGCCGTAGACGTCGGTGCCCGTGATGGTCAGCACAGCCGTAGCAGCGCCAGCAGCGTCGATGATGACGTTCCGGGGAACGTCGAGGGTGACAGTGCCGCCCGAAGCCAAGGCGCCGTTCAGCAGAGCGTTGCCAGCCGCAGCCAGCGTCTGCTGAGCGCAGATGCCGTCGGCGTCCAGAGCAACCGGAACCACGTTATAAACGTTGATCGGCGACATGAAGACGCCGGGTTCACTAGCGGTACCGTTGTTGGCGAAGTTCCTGCCTGCCCGAACGCCGTCAGAGAAATGAGTCATGATGTTTCTCCATAGCTAAGGGTGGGGCCGAAGCCCCACCCCCGGGATTTAGGAAGCGCCCTGCGAACCCCAGCCTGCGCGGAAGTTCGAGCAGCCGAACGAGTAACGCTCAATGGCCTTCGCCTTGAGGTTGTCGGTGTCGAAGTCCGTGTAGACGTCGGTTTCCAGCTTTTCACGCTCGTAGTACTTGAAGCCATTCGGAGCGTCAGTCAGCAGGAACCAGCCGTTCGTGTCGGTCAGGAACATGTTAACGCGATGACCCTGCGGAACCGCAGAATTGTTGTAAATCGCGTTAATGTCGTTGTTCGCCGTGTCGACGCGGAACTGAGACTGGAGCAGGCGGGTAGCCGTCCACTGCAGTTCAGCCGGAACGATCAGCTTCGTCGGCTTCGTCATGATGCGGAGGCCCGCAGCATCACGGAAGCGCTGAACGCCAACGATGGCGTCCTGAAGCGAGGTTTCGTTCAGGTCGGCTTGGACCGAGAAGGTGTTGGCGACAACACCGTTATCAATCGGGTGCTGAGTCGAGAACAGCGGCTGGCCATCACCAATCGGGAAGTTCGACGAGAAGCCGTTGTTCAGAACGGACGCGCCGAGAACTTCCTTGGTCTGTTCCATCGACTGGCGAAGAGCCTTCGCCTGCAGCGGGAACGACGACTGATACAGGTTATCCTTGATAGCCTGACGGGTGATGATGAAGCCGATGCTGGTGTAGCGGTTCACGTAGTTCGTGACGAACCGCTGACCCATTTCACCGTAGGCGGTTGAGGCGCCTTCAGCCTTGATCTGAGCCAGACCAAGCAGCTTGACTTCGACTTCGATTTCAACGGCCTTATCGGACGTGTGCTTCTCGAAGATCTCCGACCACTGGCCCGGATACATCGGATAGTCGCCGAAAACGGCGGCCAAACCGGGCCGGAGCAGGTCGCGGATTGCGGTAGTGTTAATAGCCATTTTTCAAATCTCCCTGCTGGACCGATCAGATGCCAGTCACGCCACCCCGGTAGAGGTGGTTGTTGATGACAACGAGCCAGTTCGCGAAGGCCCCGACGGCGTTACCCGGAGTCGGGTCCAGCTGCAGGATCTTCAGGTTCAACGACGAGGTGTCGGCTTCCGTCGCGTTGTTCAGCGAGACGGCAGACGTACCCGTGGCGGTGGAACCGGCGGTGTACAGGAAGTTCGCGTTCAGACCACGGTCGGTCAGAGCCAGCGGAGTACCCGCAGTGCCAGTGCCGCTCGTTTCCTGAATGGTGAACACGGTGTTCGGATCGTCGATCACGAGAGCTTCAACGACCGAGCCGGTGAGAACACCGGGGTTGCCCGGCCAGTAGTTCTCAAAACGGACGCGACCGGTGCTGTCGGTGAACTTGACGCCCCAGAAAACGCCAACGCAGGCCGAGCCAGCGACGCCAACTTCCAGAACGCCCGACGAGCTAATGGTGACCGGGTCACCACGGAAGATCGCGGTCGCGTAGGTGTTGGTGATCTGATAGGGATTAGTCGCGCCAGTCCAAGCAGAGCCATCCAGCTTCTTGACGGGGACGAGCCCCTGAGGCGCATTGGTACCGTAAGCCATACGGATTCTCCATGCTGAAGTTGAGGGTTGGTTTCTGCCGGTACGTAACGGCAATCGTTTTTTTGCTACGATACGTGACGTAGCCTCGAAGTGAGCCTGCCATGCTCAGGGACCACGGTACGTGACGTGGCGTCGATGTAGATGTAAATTATGCTTAAATAGGACTGCTGTCAACAGCATACAAAAAGACCCCCGCCCAGTTTCCCGAGCGGGGGTAAGTTGCCACAGCGAAGGGAAATACACTGTGGACCGGAGGTTAGTCCTTAAACGAAGTGACGCGCTCGAACGCCACTCCGGTGCCCTTATCCTCAAAGCGCGGCAGGTTCGGGTCGTTCTGACCGGTCCATGCCACATCCTGCAGGGTTTCGATGTTTTCTAGATCGCGCTCGCGATTGCGCTCCTCGACGTCGCGGGTCGGGCATTCACAGAGCATCAGACCACCGCGACGGATAACCATCACTTCGGTGCCTTCATAGCCCGGAAGCGGAGGCGGCACCATCTCTGGGTGACGGCCAGCGGGAACCGGCTGCCAGCCGCGGATCATGCGGTCGGTCATGTTATCGGGATCCGGCTCGTTCAGAGTCGACTCACGAACCCAAGCGTAGGTCATGCCCGACGGGATCTTATCCTTCGGGACATAGAGCTTGGATTGGAAGTGCGTCTCAGGGCGCTTGCGCAACCCAGCTTCACGAGTTTCGGTGGCACGCGTGGTGCTAATGCGAGAAGAACGAGCCATTAGTTTGCTCCCTTTTTAGTTTTCAGGATGTAGATTGCATGGTATTTTTCAGCTTCCAAGTCATTCATGCGACTGCCGTTTGGATTCCGATACGCGCCTGACTGCGCCATCTGGTGCGCCATGCGACGCTCATCAGCGCTCAGACGAATGCTCGTCGACTTCTTCGGAGGCTGCCCCGGAGCGGTGCGCTGGACGGGTGCAGCATTTGAATCACGGCTCATTGGCGGTGCCCTCTTAGTTGGAGTTGCTTGCGCTGCGAACGCGTCAGGAAACTCCCGGCGCATATGGCGGTCGATCTCCGTGAAGTAGTCGACGCTGCCAATCTCGTCATCGCGACCCTCAGCGCGGAAGCGGCGCTCTACGCGGCGTGCGTAGAGGGTGGCCTCTTCGTGCATCTCAGGATCGAAATCCTCGGACTTGGGCTGGAACCATGCGTTCTTCTGAATCCAGCTTGCCGTGCGGGGCTCAAGCGTAACCTGCTGCTGCGATGGCTGAGGCGCTGCCGGCTCAACAGGGCGAGACGCCTTGTTCTGCTGCTCACGCTCCCAGTTCGTGACCGCTTCGAGGTCATTCATCGTCTTGTTGAACTGATACTGAAGATCGTCGATCTTCTCGTTGTCCATCATAGAACGAGCTTCGGAGAGCTTCTGCTTCAGGTCCATCGCAGTGACGCTCAGGTTGTTCCTGTAATGCGTCATCATCGCCTGCTCAGACTGCTCGCGCAGCTGCGACTCCTTCTGCAGACGAGCCTCCAGTGCCTGAGCGCGCTGCTCTGCCTCAGCCGCTTTACGGGCCAACTCAGAGATACGCTTCTCAGGCGAGCGACGGCGCTTGGGAGCTTCTTCCTCTTCAGGCTCTTCCTGTTCGGCTACCTCTTCAGGCGCCTCAGGCTGCTCCTCTTCGGGCTCTTCCTGCTGCTCGTAGTCCTCAAGGCTCTCGCCAAGATCCTCTTCCGTAATCTCGATATCGACGTCCTCGGTCGGACCGTCGTCGGTATACGGAAGCTCTTGATTTTCTGGATCAATAGACATGCTTTAGCTCCTTAGAAGTTTCCAGCAAACTTACCTGACATCACATCTTCCGGTCCGCTGATCACGGCCATCACACGGTCGTCGGGGAGCAGAGCCATTGCAACGCCGCGATAGGAAACCATCGTCGACTCATAGCGCGGAATCAGGATCCAATCGCCGACCTTGCACCAAGGCCCGGAACGTTCGAACTTCTCACCCTGATAGGCTTCGGGGCCGACGGCGCACACCAACGCAGACACCGAAGAATACTTGTCCTCGGCGCGCACGGTATCCGGCAGATACAGCGTGACTTCCGTCCCGTCTTCCTGCGTGATCGTCTTAAGCTCTTCAGGACGCACGTAAATTTTTACGGCCACGAGGTAGCCAGCCGGCTGCATATCGAACGAACGACCCGTGATGGCCACAAACTCTTCGTCGATCAACTCCTTAGCCAGCGCCTCTTCGTGCGGCTCGATCTTGCTCATACTCATCAATACATACTCCCTTTTCTGGTATCCGGTTTTTTATCGTCGTCTGGCTGCAACATACGCTTGTACTCGTCGTTGATGACGCTAATCGCAGCCGTGTAGGCGCGCACCAACGCATTACCCTCCAGAACCTGAAGGGCAATTTCTTCTGCCGTCAGCGCAGGGATGTGCTTCTCCCCAAAGCTAGACGGCCTAAAACGGACATTAAGACTGTATTCAGTGGCGCGGTCGCGCAGTTCGCCTATGCGCTCAATCGCGCGGCGCCCGAGTTCCTCGGCTGACATTCACACTCTCCGGTAGTTTTTTGTAACTCTTTGTTGCAGCGATATAGTCTTTGCCAATCTTCTGCGGAATTCTCACGGCCTTCGCAAAGGCAGGGTTATGCGCGGCTGCACTCATCAAGCGATACTGACGCTTTGATCTTGCAGGCACAGCCGCGCACTCGCCCTTATTTGCCGCGCATCTTGTTCATGACGTCGATGATGTTGCCCTCAGGCGTCATCATGCCCTTGCGGACCTTCGCAGCGCCGCCCTGAGCCTTCTTGATCGGCGCCTGACCCTTGCGCGTCTTACCAGCGCCGCCTGCTGCGTAGCCCATCGGAGAGCCGCCACCCATGTAACCCATCGGGTCACCGCCCATAGCCATAGCACGCGTCACCTTCGACGCTTCCATGTCCTTCGAGCCAGCAGCCATCGCGCCACCGTTCATTTTCTTGGTGGGCTTCATCGGCTTACCAATGGCGATCATGACAGCCAGACCGTCCTTCGGTTTGGCTTCCTTGACCTTGCCGCCCTTTTTGTAGCCCGGGTTTACGGTCATATCATACATTGACTCAAGCAAACTTGGCCTTTTGACACGAGCTTTTTCTGTGGCGGCATTTTGCGCCACGCGCTTTTCACGTTCTGTAAGAACACGCGCTCCACGATCAGCATAACCACGAGTCACAGACGGGGCCGGAGTGCGCTTCTTCGCAGCTTCTTCAAGGGCCTCTGCCCTAGTCAGTTGGCCCTGCAAGAATGAACCCTCGCGCTGTTTCATGATCTGATCAGCAAGAGCGTTAAGGGCTTGGTCGGTAGGCTTTGCGGACGCAGCTGGCGGACCACCGCGAGGCGCAGGCGTGCCGGCGGATGCAGCAGCTGCGGGTGGACCACCGCGAGGCGCCGGAGCAGCAGCCGGACGCGACGCGGGCGCCGGAGCAGCCGCACGAGCCGGAGCACCCTTCGACGTTTCACCGGCCATCTTGGTGTTGTAGGTGTTACCCCGCCAAGTGAAAACGCCATTCGGACCCTGATCGCGGCGCGCCTCATTGAACGCTTCTTTAAACGACTTGCCCTTCGCCGCGTCGGAGGTTTCCTTGGCGCGCACAGTGTTCAGGTTGCGGGCTTCTGCCACCCTGTTCTCAAGATTCGGCATCGACATTTTAGGCCGGGACATTTCCTCCAGCATCTTCATGTCGAGCTCGACAGGCTTAACCTTGCCGCCCCTCTTCATACCACCCATCTCGGTGGCCAGCTTGCGTGCAGTGTCAGATGACGTCTGGACCTTGCCGCCCATAGCCATCTTCATCTTCTTCATCTCTTCGCCCGTTAGGCGCGAATTGCGGTTGCCTGTGGCAAATCTGGCAGCATCCTCTTTCGAGACCTTCTCCTTCTTCAGCATCTCGTTCTGCGCCTTGGCAGCGGCGAGGTCAGCAGGCGTCGGCATCGGCTTCTTCACCGGACCGCCAACCTTATAGGTCGGGATCGGACGGGCGTTCGCGCGCTGCTGCAGCGCCTTCGCACCGTTCGGTTGGTTCGGCATGGGCTCAGCAATCGCCGGGCCGAAAATCGCGCGAGCCTTGGCCCGCAGATCAGTCATCTTCATTGAAAACCTCCAAGGTTCCGCAGGGCCTCCGACTGCAGCTTCATTGCCGCAATCTTCTCTCTCGATGCGCGATTTGCCGCGTCAGTCTGAGCTTCCATCTGAGCCTTCGCAAGCTCCACCTGAGCATCGCGCTCGTTATCCGCCTGTTTAATCTGCAGCTTCTGCATCTCAACCTGCGCCATCTGATCAATTTCAGGCTGCGGCTTATACATCGGCGCCAGCTGCTGCATAGCCTGCGCAACCATGACCGCCAGCTGGTTCTCAAGCTCCGGAGGCATTGGCATGCCCGGAGGCGGCAGCGGCTGGCCAATGATCTGCTCGACCTGCTGACGCATCTTCAGCGCCAAGTGCTCGTTAATGTGCGCCTGCAGAATCGGATTGTCCTGCGCAATCGGCGCGTGTGCCGCGATGTGCGCGTCGTGATCCTGATACGCACCCGCCACCAGCGGCATGCCCACAATCGCGTTCTGATTCTCCGTCAGCGGATCCAACGGACGCGGCTTCTGACGCTCCGGCGCCAGAATCAATTCAATCTTCTCAGGCGCCACGCCCATCTCGACATACATCTGCCGATACGCTTCGCGCAGATTGTGCTGATCCGGCTGCTGCGTCGCAAACCGCAGCAACGCCTCGGCCCGCATCATCCGCTGGGCCGACGATGAAATGTTCGGATCCGACACCGGGATCACGTCGATGTTATTCGCGAAATCCTCGCGCATAATCGCCGCCATGCCGCCCCGAACCGGGAACGGATACGGCTCATCCGGCAGATACTTCCCGAACAGATCCGCAATCAGCTTCAGTTCGCGGCTAAACGCCCTGTGGCAGCGCTTCAGTGTCGCCGACTGCAGACGGGTCGCCGCCTCCATTAACGCCACCGTCGTGCCTACAGGCGCATCCTGACGCCCCTCGCCGACCGCAATCTCCGTCGTGTTCGCCAGATTCCGGGCGGCTTCGTAGGTTTCCTTCAGCAGCGCCAGCGATACCTGTGACGGCTCCTTATACGGCATCGTCATGATCGCGTTCTGGATCGGCAAGCCGCCGGTATCGATCTCACGAAACTCCGTCGGACCAATACCGATGTTATTGTCCTCCAGCCGCATGCCCTTCACGCGCAAGCCGCCCGGGAAGTTATTCAGCGTGCCCGCATCAATCAGCTGGCGGCGGATCGACGTCGCCGTCTTCGCCGAATTCCCCAGCAAGTGCGCATAACCCAGACCGTAGAACCCCACCCCCGGCATGAACTTATAGTGCGTGAACGGGTTCTTCCGCTGAAACGTCGGATCCCCCTCGTCGTAGTTCCGATAAACCGAAAGAACCTTCCGGGTTCCCTCTTCAATCGTCACGACATACGGCAGCGGGATGCCATCCTCGTTCTCATACCCCACGAGGTTCAGATCCGCGTACACTTCGTAGATCCGGTACTCCTCAGTGCCCTCAGCACCCGGCTCCACGCCCTGAACGCCGTCCACTTCCGCCTGAATCGGCGTCTGCGAGCTATCGTCCGCCTGCGGATCACCCAGATCAATGTCCCGATACACGCCCGCCAACTGCGCCAACCGGAAATTCCGGCGCGACATCGGCGTTATGTGGCAGAAACGCGGGCTGGTCGCCAAATCCGTCGTGCCATACGACGCGATGAAGTTATCCGGCAGCACGAAACGGCTCACCGGACGCCCCAGAAGCCGATCCTGATACGTCTTCTTAAACGTCGAACCCACCAGCGGCAGCCAGAACAGCATCTGGTCGAATTCTTCGTAGAATTCCGGCGCCAATTCCGTCAGATACAGGTTCATGAACTGCTGCACCCGGGACGCCTGCGCCTCCAGCTGCTCGTTCGCGACCCCAATCACCTGCGTCTTCACCGGGCCCGCCGCCGGCATCAACTCACCAGCGGCCACAGCCTGCCAGCGCACCACAGCCTCAGCCATCAGCGGGTCATAGACGCCGCACGCGCCCTTGAACGGCGTCTGGCGGTCCTCAATCTTCAGACCCATTAGCTTGATGCCCTCAGACATCGTCGCTTCCCAGTCCCCACGCGACTGCTTGTCTTCCTCGACACCGCTCAGCAACGTCTCGCCGAGCGTGTTCATGTCCATGTCGTCCATGTACAGCGCCAGATTCGCGTCAAACGGCGCATCTTCCAGCCGCTCTACCTCCGGCTCGAAATCAATCTCGACCCCGCCGTCGTCCAACTCCGTGAACTCCGCGCCGTCAACCATCGCCGGGCCGTCGTCGTCGATCTCAATATCGGCTGCATCCAACGGCAAATCCACATCGACGCCGCCAATCCCCTCGAACGCAGGGCGGAGCGTGTCAGCGAGCGATGTCGGTCTGCGTGCCATAGTCCACCTTACCAATAGAAGCTTACAGGTTCAAGCGGCGTGTCATACACGGGTTCATACGGATCTTCCGTGTTCGCCACCCAGCCACTCTGCTTAATCCGCAAAAACGCCATCGTCATCGTGTCGACCCAGTCCCGCGAATCCGCCGCCGGAAACTGCACGCACTGCTCCATAAAATCCCGCGCCCACGGCCTCAACTGATCCGGCGAATTCTTCATCGTCGGCAACCATACCCGCCCGTTCTCAATCAAATCCGTCACAAGCCGCACACGCGCAATCTTATCGCCGAACTTATCCGGGTTAAACGGCGTCGCCACAATCCCCGCCCGACCCAGATCCTGTATCAGCATCTGACCGTTCGCCTTCGCCTCCACCAGCACCGTATCCGGCGCCCGCTCCCGCGATGCCTTGATCGGCAGCTTATAGTTATCGTCCCGGTAATCCGTCGCCATCCGCTGCACCATGCGCCTCAGAATCGGCCACTCCGCCCGCTCCCGCCACACACTCAGCAAAATCAGGTTCGGAATCCCATTGTCGTCATCGAACACGCCCCACGTCGTCGACGCACTAAACGCCGACGTCTTGTTCGCCGTCAGCGCCGTGTCCCATGCCTGCAAAACATACTTCACCTTCGGCGGCTCGGGGGAGCGCCACCACTTAAA